GAAAAATTGAGACTTAGCACTTTAAAAATTCCACCCGAACTAACTGGGTTTAAAAAGAAGTACTAAAACTCAATTAGCCGGGCGCTCAAGGCGCTCACTAACATAAAAATTAATGCAAGTCCATGCTCTAGGACTTGAGAAGCCTAATCCAGGAACTCTCGTTCATAGAATAGGGGTGGTGCTCCGAGAAAGAAATAAGCAGAAAAATCCTCTGCTCCGGAACACCAAACTGAAACTAGTTCAGTCTGGGAAATATCATGAGCTCGCAACGTGTAGCTCCAGCAACCTCCGTAATTTTGCCACAGAGGTACCTTAGAACCACCATCGTAAGACGTAAATCTCCGAGTGGGAATAAAGCGGTATTTAGAATAATATGGTAGCTCGACAGTAGTAATACCATCTACTGTGTTTGTGGAAAGACTGCTCCCATTCATTCCATTGTTAAAATTACTGTGAATCTGATTAACAATACCAACAGACGGCCAACATGTTGGATCAACAACTTGATTGGTATAGGTTGGGTGTATGAAGGCTGGTCCGTAAGGAACTCTTTCCAAGCAATTCCTTGATATGGCGATAGATCCATTATGAGTCATCAGGTTGGTTGAATCCACTAAGTACCGAATTCCACCCCGCATACCAACGTACGCTTGCGTTATATAATTAATATACGTTGTTGATGCGTATACGTAACGTTTATTAGCAATACGTGCCTGATACACAGGAGCTTGTATTATTGCAACGTCAGGACAATAACCTCCTTGCATCGGTAGGAACGGACGTGTGAAGAATGCATGAACTGAGTTAGGAGCTCCGGCATCAGGATCTTCATCATTCATAAATGTCATTTCGTGGAAACAGTAACGCTTAACCAAACTTCGGAAAGATTTTATAGATTCGCCAAAATGTATTAAGTCATTAACATTCTTGCTGGTAGAGGATACCATAGTATTACAGGTAACATTTTCCTCCTTGGCTTCTGGTTCCAAGGGGATAGAAGCCCCTGCGTTGTAGTTTGGATCAGCGTAGTTTCTCATATGAACAAGGTCATAACTAGACGGACAAGCAACTTCAAAATCATCACACGCGAAAACTCGAACCACGAATCGAATATCATGACCCTCAACTGGATGGGGGGAAGTTAATTTATTGAGCACACTAACTGTCAAAACACCATTACTCACCAAATCAAGGTTAGGTGGGGTTATTGGCCCATTACCCATCCATGTGGCAATAGACCCGAATGGAATATGCTGTTTAAAGGCACTAGACTGGCTCCAAGGAACGCAAAACTCCACTCGTTTAGTGGTATCCAAGTCAACTATCAAGGATCTATTAACATTCATCAGTCCAACATTGGGTACTCCCGCTGGATCATAAGTAATCTTAACTCTACCCTTGTGAAAAGGGGTACAAATAAAATCAAATGAATACATTAACGACCCTCTCCAATACTTGAAAGGGAAAGTGGCAAAGGCCACGGCAGGAAGTAAGAACTCACCAACGGCAGGATACGCTTGGGTGCATACACATGGATCGACCACCGTAGAGAATAGAATAGCTCCAGGTGTAGCGGTAGCGTCCCAGCTAGCAATACTAATAATCGACGGCCGGGAAGCAATATCCACAATTGACATTTCATCACGAGGGGCAGATCCTACTACACGTGGGTCAATGGTTACCTCTTGCTTAACATCCAGTGCAAGCTTATGAGCATCATCCTGTGTGTTGTAATTAGCTAACCCTGCTTTGGCTTTACGCTGTATGACCGCAGTGTCAATAGTCAATGGCTTCGAATATCCAAATAGGGAAGCTATATCGGAAGTAGCAGAAGCTCCAATAGACGTAGCTTTAGCATATTTCCCAATATAGGGAACATCCTTAAACTTTCCAGACCAATTGGCAACAGCAGAAGCTAATCGCGATACTGGTTTCACAGAATATTCATCACCTTGTGGGACCAAAGTTGAGGGTTTAATAGAAGTCAAACCTCCAAACTTCACATCTTCAGCCCACGCGTATATAGCAATGGAAATAGGATTGGTCGCACCATTAGCGGTTCTCAGCGTAGAATATGAACGCATGGTTAAGCTACCCATATTTTCCCACTCACGGAGCGGAATACTAAATGAGTTCTTTATCCATATCATAGGTAACTTCATTTCAGCTCCCTCAGACAAAGTGGAGGAAACTTCACAATTGGGCAATTGGGAGGCCGTAGTGAAATCATTAGCTCCATTCGCATTTCTACTCATTTGGTCAAGGGCTTTAAGGGGGACATAACTACATAGCAATTTGCCATAATAAAAGGAATTACCATTAAGCTGTATTCTCACCTTAAGATTGCACCGTAACAAGTGGTAATGGCATAATCTGTTGATAACCCGAGCATCAGAAAAATAATCTGTCCATGGGTTAAAAGTCTGGTAAAAATTCGTAGCCACATCCCAATTGTACTCATGAATAAGAACTGGGCGCGAAAAGAAATCATCAAGATTTGTGGTATTATCTATATCAGCATCACGGGATGGATCTATAAGAGTGTCCTCCAAAAGGACATCAAAACTATCTAAATCAAAGTCAACATTTTCGGCTGTTGTAACACCGTTGTCCAGCTCTCTGGCAGGGCTGGCATTTCCATGTTCGGAAGCATATCGAGCACTATTAGTATTAGACATGAACATAGAATAAGAGAAAATTGTAAATAAATATAATATAGTATTATTACAAAAACATAAACAAAATATAACAAAAATTGGTGCCAGAAGCAGTCATACTTCTGGCATATAGGTTTTCAGCCACAACTCTACACGCTGATCGAACGAGATATTGAGAGGATCATAATTAACCATACCAACATCCTTACAGCACTCGATCAGCTGACGTCGACGCATTTCAAAATGCTCTCTGCCATGGGCAAACCATTCATGTAAAGCGGAATCTATACAACTGGCTGCAACATCCTTCTTACTAGTCGAAGAGGAAGCGACATTGTAGCACAAGCTCTTAAAAATGGAATCTTCTTCCAACCTGCCTATCTTCCGGTTTATCTCCGGGATGAAGTTACTCTGGCGTTTGAGAAAATCTAACTTATATAAAGGGAAGAAAGGTTCCTCATGTATAGAGTTTTTGTCAGGAGGAGTAATCTTTATATCATGCTGGGCCAGGAAGCTCCGCAACGTTAAAAAATTAAAATCTGATCGAACTTGAGGATGAACAGAACCCTTGTTATCATCCCCATAAGTGATGAGACTAACAAACTCTCTAAAATTGGCTTTATTGGTAAGACTAAAGAAGGCAACGCGCAAATACAAGCTATTAACGATACAATTGATTTGAACTGTAACATTGTTACCTGAGCAGTTAATATGCTGTAATGCGTATAGAGTTCCATTTATATCTACTAGTGGGTGAGTCAAATCATCTATCATGTATTCCATGATATCTAACGAATCACGGTCATAGCCCAAATCACTAGCTAACTGAATGAGAATGGCATAAGCGCTCCTGGACATCTGGCTATTCATGCGCGTATCATAAGCACTATAGTCCATTCCAATATTGCCATCGCCATCTGTATCGAATCTCTCAGTATAATCCATTAGGTCTTGCCATTGCAATCCGAAGGCATTGACTCCGACAGCCATCTCCGCTTCAATAGGATGAAAGCCAAGGAAGGCGATAAGAGGGAGGAAATATTTCCGAATAAGAATACTATGCGCCACCGAGGCCGCAGTAAAAACTCGAACTTTTTGAGATTCCTTTTCTTTCACTTCATCCTTAAGACAAGCTGTAAAGACAGGATAACCTCTCTTCTTGTTTTTATAGCACTTCAATAGACGCTCATATTCCTCAATGATACATGCATCTGGAATCCGTGTAACAATACCATTCTCTTCAACCATGTTGAAGTATTTATTCTTGGCACCAAATATGGGAAAGCCCATACTTGTCTTCATAATCAAAGGATCGATAAATCTCATTCCAGGGATACCGTCTATAGCTTCCTGAAATGTTAATGGTCTACGAATTCCATAATAAGTGGTGGTTTTTGTGCGAAGAGGAGATAAATAATCTACAATAGCTTTATTGACCATGATAGGATCAAATTGTAGCGAGG